AACAGGGTAGGATGGCAAAGGCAATGGCGGCGATGACAAGTATGGTGGCGCCGCATAATAAGTATAAAATAGTTCAAGTGCATGGTGTGATGGATACTTATATATATAATCCAATGAATGAAGTATTAAATAAACTGAATAACTTCGAAAATATAGACGAATCATATAAAAAAGAAAAATTCCTTAATATCAGAGACAAGATGAATAACTTAGAAATTGGTAACTTTTTTGATAATATCGATAACTTATATGAATTGAATAACAAATTTGTAAATGTATGTATTAATATTTTTAATAATGGTATAATTAATATAATAAATGATATTCCAGTAAATAACGAAAATATAAATGCCATAAATAATGAACTTGATATATTAGAAGGAAAAAAAAAAATATTAATAAATTATTATGAGGTGTTACAAGATAAAATAGATAAAGAAGTACGAGATAAAATAAATAAAATAGTTCCAAATGAAATTTTAAAAAAAAATAAAATAGATGAAATAAATAATGAAATTGAAAAAGCTATAGGTAAAAATAATGAAATTGAAATAAATAATGAAATTGAAATAAATAATGAAATTACAAAAGCTATAAGTAAAAATAATGAAATAGATAAAGAAAAAATAGATAAAATAAATAAAATAGTTAACAGTAAATTAATATTTAAATTACAAAATGATTTAATTATAAAATGTCTTAACAGTTATAATGAGAAAAAAAAATACATAGACAATGAAAAAAAAAAAATAAATAAAGAAATTACGATTTATTCTGATATACATAATAATAATAAAAAAGGTGTTAAATTTGTTCAGCATTATAAACCTGATAATAACGAACTTTTACTAAGTAAAAATATATTCAAACAAGTTGTTCCAATTAATGAAAATGTAACAACAAATGAAATATTAAGCAATAAAATTGAAATATTTGATATACAAAATAAAATATTAAAAGAATATCATGATATAATAAATAAACATCCACAATATAAATATGAAGATAAAGATAAATCATTTGATTTTGGGAAAATATGTGAAGATTATAATAAATTAATAACCTTATTAAATATTGTAAAAAATAATACATTTTTTGTAGATAATTTTGAACATAGGATATATTTTATTAAACAAATGACAGTTTATAGTAAATTTAATTTTACTATAGAAGATTATCAATTAAAAGAGTTAAATGGTATTATATCACAGATAAAAGATTTATTTTATACTAAGGTATTAAATAATAATAATGATGATATTAATAATAATAATGATGATATTAATAATAATAATGATGATATTAAAAACTTTTTAACCATAAAGCTAAATAATATAATTAATTCACTGGATATATTTAAATTTAAAAAACCAAACTTTGGTCGTGTAATAACTGATGCACAATATACATATTATGATATTTTTGAAGACTATTATAAAAGTATTAATGCACTTATATATACAAATTATAAAGAAATAGCCGAGAAATATATGCTAAATCCTGTTGGCTCTAGTTTTATAAATGAAAATAAGTCGATAATATTAGATATTATATATTTAGAAATTCAAAAGGGTATGGAACAAATATATTTGAGTAGTCATGATGGATATCCTTTTATCATTTTAGATAAACCCAAAAAGTTTATATTCTTACCTTTTCATTTACTAACAAAAAAATACAAATCATTATTATCAAAATTAGAGAAATCATCATTATTAAAAACTAAGTTTCAAAAATATTTATTAAAAGATATGTTTGAAAATTATATTAAGAACATGCAACCTTCGGAATTCAATGATGAAATAGCAAGAAGCTATATAAATCGTAAGTACAAAAATATAAAAATCATCTTTGTGGATTTATTACATTTTACTATTGAAAAAGAGGAAAAAAGTATTTCATATACGGAAAAAAGTATTTCATATACGGAAAAAAGTATTTCATATACGGATTATATATTAGACAGACTATTAGCAAGATATAAATATAAAGATACAAATATCTTGAATAGAAATGGGGGTAATAAGATGGGATATATGAATAAAGGAAAGTATAAATTAATAAAAACATCAAGACCAACAAAAAAAATAAGACCAACAAAAAAAAATAAGACCAACAAAAAAAATAAGACAAACAAAAAAAATAAGACCAACAAAAAAAATAAGACCAACAAAAAAAATAAGACAAACAAAAAAAATAAGACCAACAAAAAAAATAAGACCTATAAAAAAAATATGATAAGGAAATAAAAAAGGAAATAAAAAAGGCTGGAACGAAAAACACATCTTAATGGTTTTAAATCAAAAAGGTACTTTTTTTTCGTCGAAAGTTTATTATAATATATAAAAATACACAAAAATATTTGTGTATTTTTTCAAATTTTGTCAAACTCCAAAATAGAAAAATTACCAATTTTAAAGAATGAGTAACATTTATATAATATAAATTAAATAATTATTATGGTAAATGGTTGTAATAATTATTTATAATATTAATTATATAAATGAAAAATTAATTTATAGAAAGTTTATGTAAATACATTCCTATAAGAAATCCCAAAGAATTTATAAATATATCAGATACTTTTGCAGTCCACCATTTCATTTTAATTTTACCATCAGTTGTTTCACATAATCCCCAATTTTGTAATATTTTTGGTTTATATATTTCAATATATTTTTCAAAAAATTCCCATAATACTCCAAGTATAAATGTTAGTACAAATGTATTGGGATATTTATATCCTATTAATAAATAAAATGCTAAATGTGTAATACTCCATCCATCTAATTTAAATTTTTTATTGAAATTATTTTTAAGTGGATCTTTATACCTTTTTAAATTTAAACATATAAATTTTGTATATAAAAATATTATACTAACGCATATTATAAAATATAAATAGTAAAAATTATCTTTTGGAAGAAAGTTATAATAATCTAAATTATAATAATCTAAATTATTATAATCCATTATATATATGTGTGATAATAAAAAAAAATTGATACTATATGTATATGTTTTTATAGAAGAATATTATTAATATATAATAAATAAATATGACTAATATAAAATATACATATGATAAATATATAACAAATAAAGAACATTTGCTAAAAACTATAGAAGAATATGGTGTAGCAATTATACCAAATATTTTAAATGAGGAAGAATGTAATAATATGTTATCGGGTATATGGGATTATTATGAACGTATTACAGAAAAATGGGAAATTCCAATTAATAGAAATAATAGTGAAACATATAAAGAATTTTATAAATTGTATCCGTCACATAGTATGTTAATACAACATTGGAATGTAGGACATGCGCAAGTAAATTGGGATGTCAGACAAAATATAAAAATATTGGAAATTTGGGCATATATATATGATTGTACTGTAGAGGATTTATTGGTCAGTTTTGATGGTATGAGTTTTAATATTCCACCTGAAATTACAAATAGAGGATGGCAAACAAATAATAGTTGGTTGCATACTGATCAAAGTTATTTTGATAGTAGAATGATAACAATTCAAAGTTGGGTGACAGCTTTGGATATAAATGAAGGAGATGCAACATTGCAATTTCTAGAAAAAAGTAATAAATTTCATGAATATTTTAAAGATGAGCTAGGAGTTACAGATAAATCGGACTGGTATAAATTGGATGAGATAGAGAAAGATTTCTATATTAATAATGGATGTATAGAGATAAAAATAAAATGTCCAAAAGGGTCAATTGTATTTTGGGATAGTAGAACAATTCATTCTGGAAGCCAAGCATTAAAAACAAGAATAGAACCAAATTTTAGAGCAATAATATATTTATGTTATTTACCGAGAAGTATTGCTACAAAGAAACAATTGGATAAAAAAAAGAAAGCATTAATAGAAATGAGAACCTGTAAACATAATCCTATAAAAAATTTGTTATTTTCACAATTACCGAGAACATATGGAAACGATATAAAAGAAATTACACAAATAGATAAACCGGTTTTAGATAGAATAGGATATAGATTAGCTGGTTTTGATAATTTTGAAGACTATAAATCATATAAAGATTAATTAATATGAATAAATAAAATTATAAAATATGTTTTTATTCAATAATATAATGGAAAATATAAAATTTATATTTTTTTCTGCAATACATAATAAATTTCAAAATAATATATTTATAGAAATTTTTTTAGTTGCAATATTTCCAGTAATATTGAGACATATATGTAATCTTAATTATTATAATATAACATATAATCTAGAGATAACAGATATATTTAATAGTCTTTTCAGAAAAAAAAATTCAATATTAATAGATGGTAAAAAATGTACTAAATTATCAGAGTATATAACTAGAACAGATAACTTGTTTAGTGATAGATTTTATGCATTTTGGCATCATATTAATAAATCAGCAGAATATAATAAATCGGTATATTCATTAAAAGAATATGCAAATACATGTAGTAATGAAGATGATTATTATGACTACTACAATAGATCAAATATAAAAAATGAAGAAAAAAGTAGATCAAAAAAAATGAATGATATTTTTGTAATAAATCAATATAGATCTTTTAATTTAGAAGAAGATATATATTGTAAAGTTTTATTTGAAAATACTAATTATGATAATAATGAAAAAAATCGTAAATTAGAAACAGAGAATATAACAATTTATATATATAGTTATAAAAAATCTGTAAATCAATTGCGTTATTATATAGATGGTATTACAAATAAATTTATACATGATATAGAAAGTTTAAGAAATAATAAAAAATATATATATACTTATCTGGGAAAAAATGATAATGATAGATATTCCCGAGATTCGTTGGACAATGAAAGATCATATATAAATTACTGGGAAGAATGTGAATTTACAAGTAATCGTAATTTTAAAAATTTATTTTTTAAAGATAAAAATTCTTTGATAGATAAATTGGATTATTTCACAAAAAATAAAGATTGGTATGATAAAGAAGGTCATCCATATACATTGGGAATTGGATTACACGGTCCACCTGGAACAGGTAAAACAAGTGTGATAAAATGTATTGCAAATAAATTAAATAGACATGTTATAATTATACCTTTGAATAAAATAAAAACTCAGCGTGAATTTAATAATAGTTATTTTGAGAAAATATATAATAGATTTAATAATAGTATAGAGTTTGAAAATAAAATAATAGTATTTGAAGATATTGATTGTATGGCAGATATAGTAAAAAATCGACAAGAAAAAAAATGTGATAATAAAATTTCAAAGAATATAGATAATATTGAAACAAATATAAATAATCAAAATATTTTATTAAATAATTTATCAAATAAGATAGATTCAAT